GAAACCATATTAGAAGAAGAATTTTTATTTTTCCATTCATTCTGACATGTTTTGTGAATGGTTACACCATCTACACTCATCTTTTGACATCCACAACTAAATCCTTTATTACAGTTTGCACAATTCATATTCTCTTATTGGTTTAATTTTATTTACTATTAACAGTTTCCTGTTGGACAATTTATTTTATTTAATCTTTCTTTAGCATAATTATATAATTGCATTGCTTGAGCAGATGAAGAACAATATTCTGCATTTGCTACAGCTGCATCAATCAAAGTTCTAATAAAACCCATCTCATCTAATAATGATTGTTTTTTAGTTTCCGGTTGACATGCTTGAATATTTAAACCACATAATACATCATAGTATCTTTTTAATAAACTTGTTACTCTTAAATGATTATATTCAACATATACTTTTAAATTAGGTGATACACTATATCTTATAATGTAAATACCATCAGGAATATTTTGTTGAGTTGTTCCACAATTTGTTTTTTGAGATCCTAATGCACATGCAGTTAAACAAAAATCAAAGTTTTTATCAACTTTAATTAATACAGGAACTGAGTATCCCGGTAAAGTAATTAATAATTCTTCACAATCTACTTCTAACTCTGAAGCATATTGACTTGTATCTTTAATACATAATAACCCACAGTTAGATACAGTAGGTATTTCTAAGCTTAGTATATGTTTATCCGCCATTTTATATTACTTTATCACACTATATATATAATATACAAAAAAATCAAGACATTATAAAATAAAAAGAGCAGGAGTTTTTTAATTCTCCTGCTCTCATTAGTATTGTGTAATGTTAAACTACTTGTTTACCAAGCAGTATTTGTTTCAACAGCAATCTTATTACCATTATCACTAGCCCATGTAGCTAAACCATCCATTAGATCATCTAATTGACCTTGTGCAACAGTATCTGAACATTTTACATATATTTTATATACATATTGATCATTATCAAATACACCAGTTGGATTGTTAAATCTTGGCACAGTGTGTTGAATATAATATGCTCTATAAGTTTCAGTTCTATCTACAGCAGCAAGAAGCTCATCAGACATTTCAATTTCTCTTATTCTAGCACTGTCTTTGTTTCCTTGGTTATAAGGAGATTGACGGTATCTTTCAGATAAAATTAATTCTCTAATTACTTGCTCACCTTGAGTTTGTTCCATTTGACCAGCAGTTCTTGCAGCAGTACCACAATCATTACATGGATCACCAGTTTCATCTAGTATACTTGCAATGATTTCAATAGGCTCCTTGTTATAATGATCTCTTGTATCAAAAGAACAATCTCCAAATTGAGTATCAATATAAGCTCCTACAAAATGAACAACTGCATCTACAGTAGCAGCGGCAGCATTAGGAGTTGTTGAAGGAACATAGTTGGTTCCTGCAGCAGCTAGACCTTGTGCTTGAGCAATTGTATAAATAGTTGAAACTACTTGTCCAGCAGCATCAGTTACATTTACAACAACACCACCAGCACTTAAAGTAAGAACAGTTAAAGTTGCATCAGCATTTCCACCAGTAACAGTAATTACATCACCAACTTTATAAGCTGCTCCTTGTGAAGCAAAACTATAAGTAGCAATTACACCAGCTGCAATAGTTAAAATGTTAATTTTAGCAGGAACATATCCTGGACGGTTTGCAGCAGTAATTGCAGATCCTAATGAATCAACAGCTGTAGTAACAACTCCGTCAACAACAGCATAACCTGTTCCACCAGCTAAAGTAGCAGTTAAAACACCATCTAAATCAGCTTCCTTTGTAAAAGGAGTGATTAACGGATTACCAGCTTCATATCCAACATTACCTTTTGGTAGCATGTTTCCAACTACCTGTGCAGCTTCTGTAGCTAACACTAATGCAGGATCTAAATATTCTTGTCCATCAATACAGCAAAGATTTGCAGAATCACCAATTGCATAAGCATTGTGATTTAAAAAACGTAATGCTGGAGAACCTTTAATATCCATTCTCATAAATTGTGTAGTTCCACATGGAGTACATGTAGCACCCAAAGCTAAAGAAGCAGTTGCTTGAGTAGCTGTAATACAGTTTGTTTCCCACAATCTAGAAATGTATCTTGGGTTAATACCCTTAGATTTTACTGATTCTTTGTAACCTCCATGTCCTGGATTGTTTCCAATAGAATCTTTAGTGTAAAATGATCCTTGCACTACATATGCAAGCTCTCCTTTTGCAAAGACAGGAATACCAGCTCCACCGGGTAGTGCAACTGATTCCCAGTCACCACCAGCTACTAGAGCTAGTTGCCCTGCGGTCAGAGCACTTGTTGCAGTATTAGCCGTCAATAACGTGCTATCTGCAATAAACGTTTTGTTAAACGCATTGTTAAAATAAGCCATAATTTTTAATTTTTAATTAGATATATATATTTGTACTACGTTGTACATTAATAATATAAGCAATTATTATTACTTAATCAAATTATGATAAGAATATTAATTTGTATTTAGCTGTATTAACAGCATCTTTTACTAAATCAAGATTATTTACTATTTCTGAATAAGGCATAACTTCTTGTAATTGATTTACTTCTTCTGTTAAATTTCTGAGATATTGTACTGCACCTTCTACACCACTTAAACTTACAGGTGCTTTATCAGGATAGTCTAATATTACTTCACAAACACCTTGCATACCCTCAGCAATTGTATCTGCTAATTCAGGTAAAGCATCATAAATTTCATTTAAAGCTTTATGCTGAGCATATGAGCCATCTCCTGTTACAGATAAATGAAGTTTATGAAAACTAGTGGCAGCATTCATTAATTCAACTACCAATGCAGCGGTCTGATCATGAAGAGAACTGCTTGGTCTTCCAATTCCTTTAGGTTTTTTATCACTATCTTTTTTCAATGATCTATATTCCATAGTAATTAGTTATTACGTTCAGCAGCAGCTTGACCTCTTTGTTGTTGATATATGTTTTCTATATCTCCTGCAATCAACGATGCTGTATCATCTAACATAAGTTCTGCTACATCATCTTTAAATTCACATTCAATATTTACTGTACTTATTACTCCTGTATATGGATCTGTACATCCCAATACTTCAACATATACCGGTTTTCTATAGTAAGTTAAAATTGGATTTACAATATTAAAATTTGTATTTTTATAAATCCTTATAGTATTATTTTGCATAGTACAAAAAGTCTCTCCCCAATCAAAATCAGGGTTTTTTAAAGGATCCCTTAATAATAAAGGAACATTTGCTACTTCAGATAAATATACTGTCATAGATCTAGGATCTGTACAGCATTCTGAAGTAGCATCAGTACCAATTCTTTTATATTCTAAATATGTATCTACTGGAAAGTTATTTGATTCAAAATATGTATCTGTAATAGTTCCGGTTAAAGACAATTCTATTAATAAAGGTTGTAAATCATCTATTCTTTTTTTAGATAACTCATCTCCTTCTTTATACATATTTCCTCCATGTAAATTTCTTCTGCACCACTCTAGTTGAACTTTGTTAAAAGCCTCTACAAATTGCCAACATTCTATATTATCATAATCCTGACTATCAAGTTTATTGAGCCTTTGTTTTAATTTAAGTAAGAGAGTGTCATTATTCATTGTTTACAGTTTTATGAATTCCAATATGGTTCTACTTTTTCTAAAAGTGCCATTAAAGATTCTTCATTCTCAGGATTTTTTAAAAACTCTAAACATTCTGAAGGGCTTTTACCAAATTTAACACCACTGTCAATTGGTTCAATCCATCCACCTGCTTTTGTTGTAATAAATCTATAATAAAGGGCATCCTTAATAAGTGCTCTTATTTTTAATTCTTCCATATCTAAACCAGAAGCTTCTAAAAATTGCGTTGCTGCTCTTTTCTTAGATGATTCTGCTCCAAAGCCATTTACATATGTATCCATGTTTTCATACAATACATCATTAGGTGTAGCTTTTACATACTGTACACTATCTACATCACATATTTTAGCAACATACATTAACTTAGTAACATTTGAATCATACATGTTTTGTAAAGCAACTAATGCTTTATTTTTTAACTTGCTTAATTCAGTTCTAGTTGATAATGATTCTTGTGCAGTATCTAAATAAAATTTAGGAGAATTGTTCATTGCTCTTGCTTCTCTTAATGATGCTGCAACTATTGAAAAACCTCCTGCATTAATAGCATGTAATTTTATAAGATCATAAGGATCTTTCATAGGGTCTAAAAATACTGGTTCATTCCCACATCTTAAACTAATTTTATCCCAAAACTTAGAATTATCAGGCTTCATTACTGTCAATTTATTCCAAAAATCTTTATCATCTGGATCAACTACATTAGCTGCTAATTCTGCTTCTAATTGAGCTACTACTTCTCTTATCTCTTTAATCTTTGCTTTTTTCTTATCCTTTGGTAGTAATTTTACTTCAGGTGCAAATTCATTAAGTCCAGTAACATATCTTTTAACACCATTCATTTCTAAACAGGCTAAAGATTCTTCATGGAATACTCCATCATGAAGTGAAAGACCATATTGTTCTAATCCCATGTTTTCCTTACTTGGATTAAAATAAGGGCGTATAGCAATAGTCTGATCTTTGGTTTGTTGATACTTTTCTACAATTGTGTAATCATTCATTTTTTTTTGGTTTTTTAATTAATAACTATTTGTCAGTCAAAAGTACAAAAATTTGTACGTTTATTATTAATATTTCTAAAGCAAGATTTTACACTTGCTAAAGTTTTTGACTTTTATTAAACTACCACCTTTAAATCACCAGTAGAATGATATAGATCACCTTGGACTAAACCTGCTGCTACTGCTGCAGCATTATTTGCATAGTCTTTGACTAATATATCTTTACCAACAGCTTTAGAAGCAATAATTTTAGACACACTTAAATTAGTAAATTCAGTTGTTTTATTTGCTTTTTTTATATCTAGTCCCATAATTATTTGTTTTAAAGATTAAAAAAAAAGGGAGGAGGTTTAACCCCTCCCCTTTAATTATTAGTTCTAGAATGATCCTCCTGTAATAGGGTTTCTCATTACAATTTTAAGAACTTTGGTTGGATCTTTTACCCAAATAGCAGGCATAGTTTGAGACATCATTACACGGTAACCATTAAAGTTTCCTGTAGATGCAAACCCTTGAGTTCTTCCCATATAGTCCATAGTACCATTTTGGTAGAACCACTTAAGTTGATTATCCCAAGAAAGTTTCAACAAGTGAATGTTATCATTTCCTTCATCAGTAACATCAAAAATGATAAAGCTATAAGAGCTTAAAGGTCTTCCATCAATTAATGGATTCTCAATATCATTAGTGTTCAAGTTATCAAATGCTGGGTTAAGCACAAACTTAACATTAGCAAGGAAAGGAATAGTAAAGCTTGTGTAAGCAAAACCATAATCTAAATCCATACCAGAACCTTTTACTGCACCAATATCACTAGCATTTTGAACTAAACCAGAACCATATACTTCATCAGCAATAGCTTTGTTAATTAGTTGCATACCGGCAATACCTGTTTGTACAACAAGTGATCTTTGTGGGTCTGGACCTTTAAATTCAACTTTACCTTGGTAGAAGTTGTAAAGTTCAGACTTAAACATGTCAAGAGTGAAAGAAGACTTGTTATATACTCTTTTGAAAGAGTTATCTAACTGAGCCCAAAGACCAACAGATAATCTAATATCATCTGGTCCGTCTTGCTTAACTCTACCACCCTTACCCCACATAAGGTAAGTTTCAATATCCGTAGCAATTTTAGATAGGTGAGCTGCTTCCATATTAGTAATGAAAGTTCTAGTAAGAGTACCATTTTCAAATGCTTCTCTTGCACCAGCTTTACCCATATTAGCAATCAGACCTTCAATAGAAGGAACAGAAGGGTTATTAGGATCTGTGTTAAAGTTTCTCCATATTTCAGTTACTGGTACAGTACCATCAGCATTCAAACCACCTTTGATCATAAGATCAGCACGGCTAGAAATAGAATAATGTACGTGTGCTTCTGCTCCTCCTACAAAGTTGTAGAATTCACGGAAACCAGAGCCAGTTTCAATGTCAGAGAATCTTTCTCCGTACTCACCTCTTGCAGAACCTTTTCTGAAGAACTTAGTACCTTTAGCTAAATACTTGTTATCCAAGATAGCTGCATTGTTGTTGTTTACCAATTGAACAGTATAGATAAAACCGTCACCTGCTGGGATAATATCATCAGCTGTAATGTAAAGTTCTAATCCATTGTACTTATCATAAGTGATAATATCACCATGACCAAAAGTTCTTTTGGAAATTTTAATTTTGAAAAGTGTACCATCTACACCTTTGCTTGTGTTTCCTGCTTCAATGTCTGCCACAATGTAAGGAAGATCTTGAGCAATAGGAGTTTGCCATTTGTACTCACCACGTGCATTGTCTACCATGATAGTATTCTTTCCACCGAATGAAGCCATTTGATACAAAGGCATTTCTACCTTTTGGGTCATTGCCCAAAGATCTACTGGTCCCATATCCATAGGCTCAGCATTGCCGAGCATTTGGGTTAGGTGATAAGAATCAACATGAGAACTAGCTTTGTAGCTTGTATCTCTCAGGAAAATCCCATTATTTAATACTGGAGTTGCCATAATTTTTAATTGTTTTTAATTGTTATTATTTATTTATTTATGATTATTAAATCCTTTTGAAAATGTTGTTGGTTCTTGGTAATTTCTTACCAGCTGGCTTTCTTGTTGTCTCTTCCTTCTCTTGTATACCTAGAGAACTGGATCCACCTGCGTTTGCCTGTTCAGTTTTTAATTTTCTAACTGTTTGTTCAACACTCTTTTGAGCTCCTTTATCCATGATTTTTGATTTGTATCCTTCCGGATCTTGCAATAACCATAAAGCTTCAGAAATTAAACCGTAATTTGGTTCAACAAACTGATACTTTTCTAATAGATGCCCAAGTAAATTTGTATTTTTTCCACTAACTGAAGGATAGCTTGGTTGAACTAAACCATTATACAACATTGCTTGTGTTCTTTTATCTACTTTAATATCACCTAAATTACCGTCTTTTAATGTTTCATATACATTAGACATGTATGTTTTAGATGCTTGTTCTTGCTGCTTTCTTTTAAGATCTTGCTCTTCAATTTTCTTAGCAACAACTTTTTCTTGCATTTTATCTAACTTAGGTTTAAACTTAGAAGCTTGAGTTTCTAATTTTCCTAAATCTTTCCAAATTTCAATTTCTTCAGAAATTTCTTCTTGTGTCCCATATCCTGTAGCACCTAAATACTCTCTGATAATTGTTTCTTGTCCTGATTCTGACTTGATATCTAAAGTTCTGGTTTCTTCTACTTGAGCTAAAGTTGAAAATAAACCTTTTAAATCTTGTCCTCCATCAGCTACATATCTAGCAGCAACTTGCAACTCTTCTGGTAAACTTGCAAAAAATTGTTTTGGAGTTTCACGTCTTGCTTGATTAGCTTTCTCTTCTAAATTAGCTTCAATAAGTTCTTCCCAATCTTTAGCTGAATAATCTGCTAATTCTTTATCATCATCAAAAGGAACAATTTTATCATCTTTTATAAGTTTGCTAAATACATCACTTATACCAGATATAGATTTTCTACCTCTTGTTTCCTTTTTTTCTTCTTCAGTTTCCTCATCATCTTCTGTTAAAGAATCCATAATGTCATCAGTGTCTTCCTTAGACATTTTAACATCTTCTTTTTCAGTTTCTTTAGTTTCTTCAACTTCTTCTGATTTTGCTGTTAAATCATCCACACCATCTTCATCAGGATCAGCAAATGAAAAATCAGCTTTTTTGTTTCTTCCTGTAAAAATATTTGGTTTGTCTTTTTCTTCTGTAGGTAGTGTTACATCCCCAGCTCCTGGAGCTCCGTTAAAGATCTCATCTAGGTTAATGTCTAATGTTTCTACGCTACTGCTCACAGTGTTTTCTTTTGTATTCATATTTGTTGGTTTTAATATTTAATACTTATATATATAATATACAAAAAGTTTAACCAGTTATAAAAGAATAAACTTATATAATTTGAAATAAGGCTAAAGTTTTTTGCAGTATATAGCTAACAGTAATTATTTATCTTCTTTCTTTTTAGAAGAAGGATTATCATATTTGTTTTTATTTTCTCTTGCAATTGCCAATTGAGTTTGAGCAATTGACATATCTGCTGCAATTTTTTCTCTCTCTACTTCTAATCTACTTTTTTCAAGAGTACCTTTAGTGTTCATTTCTTCACGCTTAAGATTTGCTTGTTGTTGATATCTAGTAGTTTCTCTAATATCTTTCATAGCATCTTGATAATCTGATACTTGATTCTCATTTATATCAGATCCAGCACCATATCCAGCAGCTCTAATTTCAGCAATAGTTAAATCATTTTGTCTATCCTTATCATTTTCTTGCATTTCAGTTTGTAACTTCATTTGCTCTTCTTGAGCTTTAGCTTGAAGTTGTTCTTCTTGCATTTGACGTTGCTGTTGCATTTCTTGCTCTCTTTGTTCTTGCATTCTAGTTTCAGAATCTTTTAAGATATCTGTTACTTCAGCAATGGAGTCAGCTTTAACAATGTTACCTAATTCATAAATAGAAGCTCCTGTAGTATTATTAGTTAAAGCCATTTGCTTTAATTGTTCTAGAACTTGTCTATGATTTGTTTTAGTTGTTGCAAAAACATTAAAATCTCTTAGTAATAAATCAGTACCATTAATTGTAAAGTTTACCTTTTGTGCTTCAGTAGATATATATGATAATCTTACACTTGGATTTGTACTGTAATAATATTGTGCTAAATCAGTTCTCATTTGGTGTACTCTAGGCATCAAATGATCTGAATGCTGTACAAAATAGATCTCTGTTTGAGCGTAAGACTGTTGCATAGCATTAACTACCCCTGTTGCAGTTTGAGCTGATACAGCTCCTCCTAGACGTTGTGGGTTAATACCTATTGCATCAAAGCATTGCTGTTTAAAATAGTTTGCTAATTGAATTCTTGACATCAATCTACTAGTCTGCTCCATATTAAGAGTTTGATAGTGATTGAAATTTGTTGCATTTTCTGTATTAGTAATAGAAGTATCTAATGGTAGCATTTGAAAATCCTTCATTGCCACCCATGCTTTAGCATAATTGTTTTTACCCCAATCTTCACCCATAGAGTGACGTGGTAATGCATTCTGATCAAACATTATCACGGTTCCAAGTTCATCTATTAAAATGTCAGCAATTTGATTATTAACCATGTTATAACCAACTTGATATGCTTTCATTAAATCTACTAAAGAAGTAGATCTTGTGTTTCTATCAGAAAATACTCTACCTTCTACAGGAAGTTTACATCCATAAAGTGAATTGTTACCTTTAAATTGAAATGGCAACCTTCCAGGTTTAGTTCTATTAACACCTAAATATATTGGATTTACATTATCATCCATTGTAGTCTTCCACATTGCAGGAACATTAGGTCCAACTTTTACACCACCCCAAACTTCATTTATCCAAATCCAATCTACATGCTCTCCTTGTAATAAAGTTTCTTTACTTTTGTTTTTAAAGATAGATGTATCATAAACAGGTTTTTGAGTTACTTTATAAGTTTCATCAATGATCTCTTGAATTACTTCACCATCTAATTCTACTTTAGTTAAGTGACCTACTTTTCTTTGTGTTTTCCAATATATAGTAGAAACTCTCATTAAATTACTATCTCCAAATCCTTCTAAGTCTTCACTTTGAGAAAGTATTTGTGTAACAATATCTCCACCACGTTCTGGATCAGCCATGTAGTTACTTGCATATTGTCTATATGCTAAACCTGGCATATTTGTATTCCATTCATGAGATCTTGTAGCATCATAGTATGATCCATCATTTTGATAACCATTAACTTGATATTGAGCTGATCTTGCTGGATATATTTTTTGAAGAGATTCTAATTGTTTTGAATTCATCAAATAACCAAACTTATCCACTACATCAGATACTGTCATCAAATCAATTTTTCCAACATAGTTAGAATCAGCAATATATCTTTGATCTGGAGATTTTTGATAAAAAGTTAATACTGGATTCCATAATTCAATATCATAATCATCTTCCAACATACGGAAATGCCAAAACTCTCTATCTGAAATAAGCATATCTCTAAATGCTCTTTCTTCTAGCTCTTGCATTCTAAATCTTTCCTCATCTACATTTAGTTGATGAGATGCCCATTCTTCAACCATACTTCTGTATGACTTACTAAAAAAGTCTTCTATTTCAGGGAGTGATTTAAGACCTTCTGGTGATAATTTTTGTTGAGCTTCTTCAGATGCTGGGTCCATACCCATTTCAATCATTGTTGATACAAGATTGGCTTCTGCTTCAGACAATAAAGACTCTTCAATTTGTATTCTTTTCTGTTCTAACATTTCATTATATGACTTGTCATCAACAGCTCTAAATTGAACTTTATTATATCTTTTAGAAAACTCTCCGCTTAATACATTAATTACATTAGGTACAATTGGATAAAACTTAAGTTCTAACGCAGAATCATTTTCTTTTGTTAAAACATCCATCATGTCTTTATAATCATTGTCTGGTTCAACAATGTAATCAGTTTTATCAATAATACCTTTAGCTAACTTATAGTTCTTTAATAATCTTCTTGCATTAATTCTTAAAAACTCTACACCTTGTAATTCAAGCCAATCTAAATTCCATGCAGCCCAATCATCAGTTTTTTCTTTAGATGGTAAAAACTGAACTGGTTGAGTTAAACTGGAAAACGTTGGCCCACCATCAGCCTTAGCTCCATTTTTTAACTGCATTGCATTTAATACTTTCATTCTAAATATATTTAGTTAATCTACTTATAATTTTTAAATCCAGATCTACTAGGTCTATTGGTATTTCTTGATCTATTTTGTCCAATATTTTTAAACGGACTATACTTTAATTTACTGAAATTATCTGACTTTACCAAAGAATTTTCTTCTGATTCTTGCCGTTTAGAATAACCTCTATTTGATTGTTGAATTTTTGCAAAAGCTATTAATGCTCCAAAAGCAACTAGCCTATCTACGTTTAATCCAGGATAATAAGCCAACATTTCTTTAATCAACATTGGATCTGGTATTCTTTCTACTCCTAATGTCTGATTGATTACAACTCCATTTATATCTGTTTCTTCATCTATAACCTCTCTTAAAAACTCAATAGCGTAAGATATTAAATGACTTTTAAATAAAGTGCCTGTATTTTTCCATCCGTATTCTTGATATACTGTTCTATTAGAACCAAGGTCTTTTAAAAATAATATTTGTTGTTTAGGTACTAAATATCTTTGTTTTTTTCTAGCAATCATATGCTGAATAAAAAGAGAAATATTATTTTCTACAACTGTCCAAGCATTGTACCATTCAATGACTAATTCAAGCCTTTCATGCGTTTTATTAATATCATCAAATCTACCACACCAGGCAGCTACTATTTTGTCTTTTTCAAGAAACTGTTCTACATCTCCTGATACAGTAGTTCTAGTTACTTCAGTAGCATTCTTATAAACAAATATACTACATAAAGAATCTGATGTTGTTGTCTTACCTTCTGATACAGGATCAATAGATGCATAGTATGCTCCAAACTCAGGACTTTTTACAGGCCTTTCCCAAACAACTACAGTTCCAGTTTTATCTGTTTGTTTTTTATCTACTGGAAATCTAGTTATTGGCAACTTGTTTGTTCTTTTTGCAAAGATCCCTTTTTCATTTCTATCTAATTCAATAAGTTCATAAGGGTATTCTTTTTCCTCAATCCTTTTTTGTTGTCTACTTAAAATGCCTTGTGGAAATATAGATGCTTTTCTATATGCAAATGCTTCTGCAATATTTAAAGGTTTTTGAGATATTCTTAATTGAAATTGTTCTCCATTTAATTCATTCTTCCAACGAGATCTTTCTAAAACAATTGCTTCTATTGCTTCTTCTACTAAAGAGTTACCCCAATCATCAATATAAGGAGGCATAGACCATTGTTCAGGAATAAATAACCCTGCCATACCAATTGTACCATCAGCGTCTATTAGATTTGTTTCTACAGCATATATATCATTTGCTTTAGGATTTGTAATCATTTCTTTTAATGGATTACATTGTTCTAAATCACCCACTGATCCAGCTGCTATAAACATACCCGTAGTCATCATACCCGATGACATTGCAGGACGTAAGTACTCATATGTCTCAGACATCTTAGGGGCAATCCCAGCTTCTTCATGAAAAAAGTATGTACAAGGTCCACCTACCCCTGTAGTAGCATTTTTTTCAAATGAACCTCCTTGTATTTTAGATTTAAGACCTCTGGCTGTTTTTCTATTTCCAACTTTTACTTCAATCTGCTGTTGCCATAATAAAACTTTCTCAGGATTACTAGGTCTATACCATGCAGTATGTTCATTAAGAAATATTTTATACTCATCTAAAAATTTCCATGATCCTTTATCATTTATAAAATCTTTAAGTGATGCACCAATTTTACAAATGCTTCCTTCTTCAAACCAATATTGATTTATAATTTTACCCATATGAAAATATGAGGATGCTATCTGACGTTTTTTTAATATTGCTGAATGCTTATCATTTAACTCAGCTAATAATTCATAAAGAGCCATATGGTACTGAGCATCTCTAACTTTAGCAAAACCATATTTCTTTTCTTCTTTATCAAAGATGGGTAAGAAATTTAACCACATATAATAATCTCTTGTTAAAAACCAAGATTTATTATCATTTTTATAAATTACCCCTTCTCTACATTTGATTTTTTGATCTTCCCAATAAGCAGTAAAATCTTTTGATCTAAAAGGTTTATTGCAATAAAAACCTTGCTCATTAAAAATTTTTGCTTCTCTATTGAATTCTTTAGATAAAATAGTAAAACCATATTCTCCCGGTTCACTAAATATGCTTAATATAAATTCTATAAAATTATCTTTAGTTTCAAAATCAGTAACTATCCACTTCCCATTATAATATGTAGGTACGGATTTATACATCTACTAAAATTGCAAACACATCCCCTTCTTGAATTAATAAATGTTCTACTTCATCATGCTTCATGGGAACAGGAAGACAATGATCTGTATATTGAACCATATCACCTACTTTTATTTCTTCTACTGATGCTCCTACACCAACAACTTTACCTACATTATCTCTTTCTTGAGCACCATCAGGTATCATTATGTTTGTGTTTTTAAAAAACTTTTCAGCCTCTTTTTGTTTTATCAGAATCTTTTTTCCTACTGGAATTATTTGTTGTGCCATTTTTTTTGGTTTCTTTATTGTTAATTAATTTTTTTTTATCAGTACTAAAATCTGGTTCATCCCAGTAACAAAAATGCCATTTATCTTTCATTATATTTGGTCATATGCTAATCCTGCACCGCCTCTAACGGAGCTTTCTTGTTCTTGTTTCATATCAGTAAAAGCTCCTTTATATGATTGTCTAATCTGCTCAAATTTAGCAGCAGCATTAATCATGGAATTCATATTACCATCTCTACCATGTTCAATAGGTGTTACCTCCATATACTTGGCTAATCTATCTAACATAGCTTTNATACCCACATAAGCTCTATATGTTGGTGTTTCATACATTTGTTTACACATATCTAATGCATATCTAATCTTACCATCTTCAGGAGAATCTTCTAACTGAACTTCTTCAATTATTATATCTTCCTTTTCATGCTCAGGTAAATTAAAAAATGGATTCATATCAGGATTAGGGCATGACATGTAAAAAATATATTGATAAACCTTTAAATAACTATCTGGATATTCTTCCATAATTTTATTTAAAAAAGGTAAAGCATAACAGTGTTCTGTTGGTACTACTTTTGAATTTTGTATATCAAATAATCTTATTAGCATAATTTTATATTTTATGGGTTAGTATCCATGTATCCTTGAATAGTAGAATAACTATCAGTAACTATTAATTCAATCCCACTATTTAATAAAACTTTTACTATACCAGGTAAAAAACCTCTATTTGCAGTAGAGTAATAAGCAGATACACCTACAATATGCAATTGAGTAATATAAAATGGAGTAGCTGTATTATTATTCCAATATTCTTCCCCACCTGGTGAATCAATTAATATTGAAACTGTAGTTAGTGTAATATTTGTTGCCATAATTATTTATTTTCTTTTAACCACATTATTAAAGAATTTACTTCATCTTTAAGATATGGTAATTCATACATTTTAATTGTTTCTAAAACTGGCTCTCCATTAATATGCTCATTAATAGGATAACCATTTTCATCTTCTCCAACTTGTTTAAACTTTACATGCTGTATTACTAATTTACCTATTTTAAGTTTAGGATTATGTTTTTTAATAACATATGCATAAATACTTAGTTGTAAATTATAATGATTAAGATTACAATCATCTAAGTTATTTACAGGTTTAAACATTTTACTTGTAATACCTTCCCAATTAGTAAACCCTTTTTCTTTAATTTCTTTATTGGTTTTATAATCATATATGTTTATATAACCATTTACAATTTCAACTAAATCCGCTTGACCACATATTCCAGCAGACTTTAAATATACTAAATGTTCTGGATATATACCTTCTTCTACTTTTTGTTCAGGTGCTAATTTAATACCATCATTATTTACTAAGGGTTTAATAATAGGTATTTCTGTACCATCACGCTCTATAGTATCAAAATCTAACATATCAGCTTCTCTTTGATTATGATAAAAGTTACCTAACTTAATAGCTCTTTTTGTTTCATTATCCCATGCTGTTAGTATTTCCTTTTCAGTCATACCATACCACTTAGATCTTTTATTTTTAGCTGATTTTTTAGCTTGACCTTTAGCATCAAATTTAGGTTTAAACATACTTATAAAAGAAGTTACACTTAACCACTTTATAGCATCTTCATCTATACTTTCATAACTGTGTCCCTCTTCTTTAAATATAATTGCCATAATATTATGCTATTGTTGTGTACCAATATGGTAAATCTGGATTTGTTGGATCAATTGTCCAAGTAATAGTTTCTTTTCTGTCAATCTCAGGTATCCACTCAGGTGGTAACACTGTTTGATTATTAAAAGCATTAGCATTTGCTTCTGCATTTAATAATATCACTGCTGATTCTTTTGTAATCAATTCATATTCTAATAAATCTTTTACAATATCTGATACTGTTATTGGTTTAAGTAAATCACTCATTTTTTATTTTTTAATTTGTTGGTTTATTTTACCTTCTTGTTCTTCTGTAGTTAATGCATCCCAAAATCCTTTAGGGCAATCAGAAGATAATGATCTAACTTTGAATGCTAAACTACAACCACAATCTGAACAACATGGTTGAGTACCAGGAGCTAAACAATCAGTTCCTTTTGCATCAAATAAAGAACACTTAATACATACTTGAAACCTATCCGTTGCTGCTGCTTCAATATGCTCTTTTTTAAATATATTATTTTTTATGCCTTCTGCAATTTTATCTGCATTTTTAAAAGCATCAATATATTTTTTCCACGGTTTTTGCATTTATATTTTTGCTTTAAATTCTTTTTTGGTTAATATATCTTGCTCCATTTGTTTTAAAGCTTTTTCCATTTCTTCAATATTAGACAATATGTTTTCACTTTTAGCATAACCATTGTATGTACGTTTGGCTATATTTCCTAACATGCTTTTTTGTCTTTTAATTGCATTTTCTAATTTATTTTTTCTAAGATAAAATGTACCTAATCCTTCAATATAAATTCTTGGAAACTCTAACTTTGAAAGCTTCTTTCTTACTCTACTATAGTAAAATGTTATAAAGTCATCTACTAATTGTGAATGTACTCCCACCTCCTTTGCTATTCCATTTTTAAATTCACTATGCTTCTTGGGATTCATTTCCTAAGATTTTATAATTTAATAATACTAATCCTTTTATCTGTACATTTATTTCTTTTTTAATACTAATTGTTTTTTTATTAGTACCATTTTTTATCAAAAGGTTTTTCTTTTCAGCTTTAGAGATTGCATTTCTTGCTGATTGAGGGCTTTTAAATATTGACTTTTCAGTTAGTATATTACAAAACTTTGAAATCTCTACTTTAGGATTTTTAGAAAGTTCAGTTAAAAAATCTAAATCAGTATTGCTTATTAATGTTTTATTAAAAAAACAATAAGTAAGTATTTGATACTTTATTGAATCATTAATATCCACTTTAAGTTTTAAATCTACATTAGTTACTATTGCCATTTTATAAACTCATTATCATATCAACTAAATCAGGATGAGGATAACAATCAAATTTATCCCTCCTTACATTGGTATGTGTTAATAATCCTTTTACTTTACCATAAAATGCATCATCATGAAAATCAAATCCTTTATGTGCACCGTATTTATGTATATATTTCTGTAATCCAGCTCTAATATTTATATCATCTCTNTCTCCAACATATCTTATCCATTTTTCAATAGCTTTAATTTGTTCTTCACTATAGCTTTGCCATTTTGTATGTCCTCTAAAAGGCTTTTCTAATGTAGTAACTTCACTTAGTTTACAACGAGAGTTTACATAAGTTTTATAATCATCAGTTAAATAACCCATATTGCATATTTCTAAACCAACAGAACTTTTATTCATTCTTCCAGAACCTGTTCTGCCAAGGTGCCATCCCTGGCACTTTTCTGGAAATGCTTGAACCATGATTCCATCATTCTCATTATTTCCATTTCTATGGTCTATCCCACCTAAAACAAACTCTGTTGCTACACGACCCCTACTATCTCTTCCCCAATGATCAATACATCTGTACGGATCAGCATGACCAGCAGTATGATGTAAAAATATATATTGATTTTGTATGGGTCCTTCTACATATTGTCCTTTAGGTAAATAATTTTTGTGAATTATTTGATCAAATGTAGTTGTAAAATATTCTTCAGAAATGTCTGTATCTTCATCTATTTCTTCTACAACTGTAATTTCTCTATTAAATAATAAAGTCCATATTGGAGAATCAACAATACCTGTAATAGGAAAATTATTAGTAAGCTGAAATCTTATTACAGCCTTTTCTGTCATAGGTCCAAAAAACCCATCTGATGTAATGTTCAATGCTCTTTGAAGAGTTTGGACATCAGATCCATTATCTCCTTTTTTTAACATCCTCATCATATCAATCTATTTTTGCCGCAGCCTCATCCATTGCTTGTTTAAAAGCTTTGGCTTCTTCTGAATTAACATCTACTCCATCTTTTTGATCAGCATATTGCTGAGCCATAAACATTGAAGCCTGCATTCTTTCTGCTCTGGACTTTTCAATAGTAGCTAGCAGTATTTCATATTCTGCTTGTACTTCTAAATGTGGAATATTGTCTTTATAAAATGCAGTAATTTCTTCTCTACGTGCACTAAGTTCTTCCTTAGATAAAATTGGTTCTTTGTCTTCTACCTGATTTTGTTTTGCTGATGTTGCCATGTGTTGATTTTTTTAATATTAAACTTAATTTATACAAATATATATAAAATTAGTTTAAATAAAAAAAGTTTATGACAGTTATTTATATTAAGATTTTAAATCCTACGTGTAAATAATTTAGATTACGGTCTATTTGAAGAATGCTTCCTGTAACCCAAAACCTCTTGTATATTTTAAAATCTATGCCGACTCTTCCTATTATTATACTTGGATTATTATTTAATCTGTAAGCTGGTCCTGCATACACTCGTGATCTACCAAAAGGAACTTCATACTGCAAAAATGTATAAGCAGCACCATAATGTCTCTGACCCATTGCTAATACCCCAAGAAATACATTGTCATAACCTACTTCAGCAACTATACCACGTGCATGAAGACATGCTACATAACCAATAGCTGCTGATTTGTTCTTATCTAGAATGTAGTTTTTAGGAGTATAATAGGGATTGCATTCTTGACCATATGCAATACTGCATAATAAAGTGTACAATATTACAGCTATTTTACACATCCTATCTAGATTTTATTCTGTCAAGTTCTCTTTCTAGAAATTCAACTTTTACTTTTAAAGCTGAAGCTTCTGACTTTACATCCATTAAAACATTAGTACAATTATCTTTATCTTTCTCTAGTTTTTCCACTCTACTTATTAGATCATCTCTATAAATAGTTTGCTCACTAAGATCTTCTTTTTGTTTATCTCTTTTATTACGAATAAGAAACTCATAAAACTTCCAAGACCCGGCTCCTCCTAATACACTAAGAACTGTTATTATTATGGTTATATAGTTTTCACTCATTGCTTAAAGACTTATGTAACATTTCTAATTTCAACTTAAAATATATCCAGGTCCATAAAAATACATACCAAAATGTTATTATTATATTCTTAGTATCTTGGAATGTGTATGGATCACTCCCTGGTGTAAATATATCAACTAAGTATTTTATTGTTGAATATAGTACTATAGTTAAATGTAGAAGTACAAATTTAGATGCCCATTTTATATTATGTATAGTAAGGATTATTCCTACACTTGCAATTAGGTGTGCGAGGTACAACCAATATGTATATTCCTGATCTAACTCTTTCCAATATGATAATGTGGTCCACAATACCATGTTGTTTAATATATCACTAGTTACCCAAAAAAATAATAAAGGTTGAAAGTCAAAATACAATAAAATATTTTTTATCTTCTTAAAATACACTACATCCTTTTTTAGTTTTGGTAAAGTAGAATTATTGTCCATCCAATCCCATTCCCTACCACTATTTATCATTTTCTATACCACCTAACAAATACATTACAAAAACAGTGATACATAAAGCTAGTATTATATCAAATACTAATGTCATTTACCATTTAACTTTATCAGCCCAATATGCTGCAGACATTTTACCTTTTGCAATATTTTTACCATGCCTGGCTTTAAAAGATTTTCTTTTGGCTTTCATCTTATCTGATTCTCCTGATTTAGGTTTACCTGCTGTGCTAGCTCCTTGTTCACCAAATCTAATAGTCTTTATTTTCTCACCCACTTTAGCTACAACTACATGTGATTTTTTTGGATGAGAAGGAGTTCTCTTAGGTTTATTAAACCCAGCTACTCCTGCCTTTGCCAATCTACTATCTTTCTTTGTTGCCATTATCTTTTCTTTCCTTTATGTAAACCGTGTTTTGCATGTTGTTTACCTGCTTTTGTAGCAGCACGTTTCTTTTTATTAGCTGCTGCTAATTTCTTTTTGCCTTCCGAAGTACTTTTTAATTTAGCAATAGTTTTTTTGGGAGCATACACTTCACCTGTTTCAGAACTTTTCTTTCCTGATGCAGTAGTCCATTTTTGCTTAGTCCATCTAGTAAGACTTTTCTGTTGCTTAGTTTTAGCCATTACTTCTTTTTCTTTGGCATTCCTTTTATTAACTTATCAATCTTCAATGCTTGTGCTTTATGCATAGCAGATGCTTTTTTTAATTGACTTGATATTTCTTTTAATTTTTTTGCTTCCATTATTTCTTTGTTTTATAACCTCCTCCGTTTGCTTTGTAACGTTTAGCAAGCATTTGAGCTTTACGTGCAGACCATTGTCCGGGAGATCCACCTTTTCCTCCTGCTTTAATAGAAGAGAATAATCTTTTACGCATCCCCGGTTTTGTATAATTACCAGAACTATTTACAGTACTTTTTTTAGTTGCCACCTATACTACTGTTACTTGTGATGCGGATAATACAATCCAATTAGTTCCATCTGACCATATTGTTACTGATGCATATAATTTATCTAATACAAGAGTTCCTGCACCATTAATATTTTCTGAGCCTGCAGCATTCAGTGTTAATGTTCTTGAAGATGATGTAGATCCGTTTGTTGTAATAGTAGCTTTTCTAAATACCCATTGAGTAGCACTTGCATTAGGTAGATTTACTGTTGCATTAGCTCCTGCACCTGCACTAGCTACTATAAATAATTGTCCTGGTGCTGCTACTGGCAACTGTACTGGTGCTGCAGTACTTGCACTAATTAATGTAAAATTAACAAACTCCTTAACATCTTTACGGTTCATGTCTATTTGAATACTACCTCCACTTACTCTAGCTAGAGTTAATAAATCTGTTGCTCCGTCAAATGCTGCAGAGTTAACATATTCATCTGGTATTGTTACTGATCCTCCATTTGTAAGAGATAGTACTTGGCCAACTATAGATAATTGTTGAGAGTCTGAATTGCCTGCATTGACAAATGTTTTAATAGCACCCATTGTAACAAGTTCTGTTTCAACTTTTGGATGAGGTTTCATTCTTTCTTGTGCAGATGTATATCTTGCTATTGTAACATAGTCATCTGTTTTAGGTGTTGCTGCCTTTTTTCTTGACAGCATACCCATCATGTCTTGTAATATTGTTCCCATTTTATTTATTTGTTTTTATAAGTGTTTCCATTGGATATACTTACCCTTTGGTTTTAATAATTTTTTTAATCTATCTATGACACCGTGATGTGCATATTCATAAGAATCAAAATACACAATGTCAAATCTTTCTTTNCCAAATACTTGTTCAAAAGGAAAGTTATTTATATCTCCGTATAATATAGTTACGTTTGGATTTACATTCTCATCTAACAAAACAATATCCGGATACTTTTCTATTACGGTTAAGTCTGCCCCTTCTTCTATTACACGATCATTTATATACCCTATACCATATCCAACAGATAAAACCTTATCACCTTTCTTTATGGTTTCAAAAAACTCTTGATTAGTGATTGCCTCATATTCTGTATCAGACATAATAAGCATCCCATCCTCAGTATTATACAATACCTCATACTCCTCTCCTATTGTAGATAACGAAAAGTACTTAGCCCAATCTTCAGATTCTAGTTTTGCTTGACCCTCATATTTATATTTTTCACGAACTAACATCTACTAATCTTGAATATTTATTTATTAATATTGTATGAAGTTTAGCACATCTCTCATATTCCTCATATTGTTCATACCACAATATCATATTCTCTAATTCTGATTTAGAAGGTCCACACTCAGGATCAAAACCCACTAGTGCCGTTTCTAGCTCATCAGTTGCTTCCTCTAATAAAGAATCAAAAGTAATTTCCCCAATCAATATCTTATATGAGTTATCATATGCAATACTAACCATCTCATCTTCTATCTGTTTCTGGTATATATTATCCAGTATAGAATCTTTATTTTTATCTTCTTCTGCCATAGCGTTAGTTATCTAGTGTTATGCTTCTATATAAGTAATATACAAATTTATAATGTGTTCTGAAAATAATTTTTCATATTTCATTTCTCACGGGACACACAAAAAAAATATTTTCTTAATTTTTTACACCCCCCTGGGTATAGTAAATGTTCTATGCATGGCATGTGCTAGGGGATCTTGTTATCTGATCCCCAACTAAATTTTGCGGTAAGGGTACCCCCGTGTCTAAGTGGTATCCATTATATTTAATATCTTAATAATTATGAACGTATTCTTTAGAAAAGTACAGATTAATGAGTCTACTGGCTCAGCCGTGCTACAATGCACATCACATCCTGTGACTAACACAATCAAGACCATTGCTGGTCTGAAGGTGTCAGCATCCACCACACAAAGTATTGTATGGGGAAGTTTATCCCTTAAGGACCCTGAGACAGGGAAGACTATGAGAGCCAATCATCCAACCATTCAAGGTCTGATGGCAAAGCTTGAGCCTGGTCAGGAATTGGTAGGGTTTAGATTTTCATCCAATCCACAGATTGATATGAAGACTGGTGAGGAGACTAATATGTTCTGGGTTGAGGCCTATGACGTAAATAATCCTGAGTAACATCAGAACAAGGGAGTGTGTAATAGCACTCCCTTTTACAATTTACTCTTATCCAATTGCAGATTTAATACACACTCAGTAGCTTGATAATATTATTAAGTGATGCCTTTTAAAAGTAGGGATATTAGGTAGTATTATTTACTAGAGTAATTAACTAGTGTCAAGGTTTGCAACCTTGTAAGAGTACAACAACTATGGGGGGAGTGTTTTGTTAGTAGCATTGCAGGTGAAGCCATAGGGTCTATATATTTCAATTATGTAGGTGTTGGTACCAGAATCCAACTAATTATAGGTGTGTGTAACAGCACACCTTTTATTTTAACAATTAGATTATAGTAGTAATGATAACAGGAAAACAAATAAAAGAGATGGTACAATATCATCTTGAACTAACATATGATACAGATGCAACAGATTATAGTTATAATTGGACATCAACCAACAATCTCTTTGTATGTCAATACCTTGCTTGGTACTACAAAAAGTTTTAATAACATTTAGTACTACTGTCCTTTATATGGCTACCCCAATTTAGTTAAAATTGGATGTTCATTTACTTTGAGTACCTAGAGTATTGCTTCAACTATAGATAAGAAGTAATATGCTTAGAATATAAAGATAAAGCAGTAGTATTATTTAATCAGGGTGTGTAATAGCACCCTTTTTTTTAATACACCATTGTTGTTACACAGCTTAATTTTGTTGCTACACAGCTTATTTCCATTCATCCTCTCTCTGCTCTCCTACTTTCCTCTACTCTCTGCTCCCCAACTAATGTTTGCGTGGCATATCTACAATAGATTAATGTATTATTTATTTATTTGTGTGTTACAATAAATAGGTGAGGTCTCATATACCACATATTACCACTTTAACACACCTTACAATCACTATCACTACATATAATATAAGTATAGCTAACTCTAGACAGATAACACTGTAGACAAGCTTATACTCTCTCTATACAGTATGTGTCTCTTCTTCTATATGAATAGATACATATTACCCGCAATATAGAAATCACCACATTAACAATCTTTACGTAGAGCACCAATCAAAATGATTGAATGACACAAAACAAACAACCAGGAGCAGTTATACTATTACTAGTATAGTATGAGGAGACTACAAGCCTTAATCATCTGCTTCTATAGGGTGTCTTTACACTAACCATTAAAATAAAAAACATATGCAAATATTAATTATCAATCCTGAACGTTTTGTTCAGTACAAAAAAAAGATTGGAATCATGCTGTACAATTCAGATGATACTCCAAAGGTTAACCTGTTTACAGGTAATCAACATTTCGTAATCAGACGTAATGAAATCAAGTCACCTCTCATAGATGATTTGAATGACAAACTATTAAATGATGAGGCATTAAGAGACTTGGCATTAGAGCACAGTCTAATTGAAGTGCATTATCAAGATCGTAAATCTTATCTAAACTATTATTCAACTTATAATTAAAACTATTATGAAATCAATTATTAAATTATTCTATGTTATCATATTGCCATTGGCAGTATCAGTATCCGGTATCAGTTATCTTATGAATTCAAATGATCCAAGTTACATTGCAGTAGCAGTATTAGTATTAGCTGTTATATTTAATGCAGTGTTTTGGAATGTACATTGGGATAAGACATCCATAATACCAGTGGTTAATTTTGAATGGGCACCAATTGTAGGTTTTGCATTGGGTGTTGATTATGGTTATAAGAGAGATCCAAGTCTTATGGTTGTAATACCATTTATGACTTTTGATATTAAGAGACGTAAAAAATAAGTGCCACACCTGACACCCTAACAACACCAGTAATATTATATCTATAGTATCAGTTGATAGTATGGCAGGTAAATACAATTTACATTGGTTATAGTGGTAACCTAAACATAGTAGTACCAATTCAGTTATTACATTTTTATTTGGTTTTAGAACTGTTCGTTATACTGATTGGTCTACTATGTTTAATTAAAAAGAAATTATGAAAGAAATAACATATAACATAGTAGCCGGAACTGCTGAACGTCTTATCAAATCAATGGTAGATACAAAGCAGCTTAAGAATAAAGAAAATATAGATAACGTCATGAGTATCTTAAGTAAATCATTGAGTAGTCATCA